GCGGCAGCAGCGAGCACGTCGAGGAAGGACAGGAACTCATGCCGAAGATCACCGTGCACGGCGGCCCCAGTGTGGCGGGCGCGTCCGTGGTGGGTGGCTCGTGGTCCACCGAGGGTGACCCGGACGTGTGGCCGGAGCCCGCGAGCGAGGAGGGCGGTGAGGAGGCATCGCCTGGGAGCAGCTCCTCAGCATCCGACGAGACGCCGTCGCCCGAGCCCGAGCCGAGCGAGACGCCGAGCCCGAAGCGTGCCCGAACGACGGGCAGCCGCTCGAAGAAGGCCCAGACGGAGAGCTCTTCTGCCGCTTCGACGGATGGCGGCCAGGAGGCCGGCACGTCGGGGACCAGCTCCGCTGACCAGTAGTACCACCACGACGGCACCGAGAGAGGAGGACGGCAGATGACGGCAGTCGGATACGCCAGCACCACCGGAGACACCCGCAAGGTGAACCGGGCGGGCGATGTGATGACGGGTGAGCTGACGCTGCCCGACTCCTCTCCGGACCAGGCGCTGAACGCGGCCTCGAAGGGCTACGTCGACGGACTGGTGGCGCTGCTTGCCGCGCTTGCTGGCGCCACCTTCACCGGGGCCGTCACCGTCGATGACGCCAACTTCTCGGTTCTCGGCACGAACAAGGGCTACCGATTCCGGCCGCTCGGCTCGCGCCTCGACTGCGAGGCCACGGGATCGGACTGGATCCTCAGCGTCTTCTCCGGTACCAACTTCGACGGAACCCAGCGCACCTACCTGCGTCTCGAATCCGGCGTCCAACTGGCGCATGCCTGCGGCACCTGGATCTTCGCTGACACCGCCGACTCGGCCGCCGTCCACACCCTCGACGCCACTGGCAACAAGCTTGGCTTCCACGGTGCGACCGCAGTCGCGAAGCAGACCGTCAGTGGCTCGCGTGGCGGGAATGCCGCTCTCGGTTCGCTCATCACCGCCCTGGCCAACCTTGGCCTCATCACGGACGGGACGAGCGCATGACGACCGTGATCGCAGGCCAGGCCGTCGCCCTCCTCGCCCAGTTCTACGACTTCGAGGGCGGCACCCTCGGAGACCTCGATGCCACCCCGTCGATCACCATCACGTCCGTCGCCACCGGTGCCACGGCCCTTGCCGCCACCACGAGCGGCGTCACCCACCCCGGAACCGGCTCCTACGGCTACGCCTGGACACCCACCAGCACACTCACCCCCGGCCTGTACCTCGCCCTGTGGACCGGCCTGGAAGCCGGCAGCCCGGTCACCGCCACCGAGACGGTCACCGTCACCGCGCCAGCCGCCGCCGACGCCACCAACACCAGCCCCGACGGCGTCTGGTACGCCACCCGCGACGATGTCCAGCGGGCGCTGGACTCGAAGCCCACCGCCCGCAACAGCGCACAGATCGATCGCGCGCTCGCCTCCGCGTCCCGCGACGTCGAGGCCCTGTGTCACCGCAAGTTCTTCCCCATGCAGGCCACCAGGTACCTCGACTGGCCGCCCCGCCAGGGCGCCACCCCGTGGGTGCTGCGCCTCGACGACCAGGAACTCATCTCGGTCTCGGCGATCACCTCCGGCGGCACGGCCCTTGCCGAGGGCGAGTACAACCTGGAGCCGGTCAACTTTGGCCCCCCGTTCAACCGCGTCGAGATCAACCTCGGATCCAGCGCGTCCTTCGGGGGCGGCGACACCTACCAGCGCGACGTCCAGATTGCTGGCCTGTGGGGCTACCGCAACACCGAGACCACCGCAGGCGCGCTCGCTGAGGCGCTCGACACGTCCGAGACCGGCGTGGACGTCAACGGCGCGGCAGCCGCAGCCCTGGGGGTCGGCTCGGTGATCAGGGTGGACTCGGAACGGATGGTCGTCACCGCGCGCGCGATGACCGACACCGGGCAGAACGTCGGTGGCTCCGGCCTGACCGCGCAGGCCAACTCGGTCACCCTCACCGTGTCCGACGGCACCGCCTTCGCCGTTGACGAGGTCCTCCTCATCGAGTCCGAGCGCATGCTGATCGTCGACATCGCAGGCAACCAGCTCACCGTCATCCGCGCCTGGGACGGGTCCGTCCTCGCCGCTCACACCGCTGGCGTCGACATCTACGCCTCCCGCACCCTCACCGTCACCCGCGGTGCGCTCGGCACCACGGCGGCCACCCACGCGGGCGGCACGACGATCCAGCGCTGGGACCCGCCCGCCCTCGTCCGTGACTTCGTCATCGGCGAGGCCATGAACCGGCTGCTCCAGGAGCAGGCCGGCTATGCCCGCACCAGCAAGGCGTCCTCCGGCTCCAAGAGCGTGTCCGTCGAGACGCTCTCCCTGGAAGGGCTGCGTACCCGCACGTACAACGCGCACGGCCGCAAGGCCCGGACGAGGGCGGTGTAGCGGATGCCTGGATTCGATGTGCGCGTCAACTCCCACAGCAGCGGCCCATGGACGGACGGGCGGGCTGCCCGTGCGCTGCCTCGGTACGCGGACGACACCGAGTATCAGGTGGCGCGGCGTGGCGAGCAGTTGGTGCATCAGCGGCTGCGGCAGGTGCTCCGTCACCCGACTGGCTACTACCAGTCGCGGATCAGCGTGGACCGGACGTCGGGCGGCCGATACCAGGTGCACGACGGTGGTGTGATCTACGGGCCGTGGCTGGAGGGCACCGGCTCCCGCAACAGTCCGGTCACCCGCTTCCCCGGCTACTTCACGTTCCGCCGCACGAAGGCGCTCCTGGACCGTCAGGCGCCGCAGATCGCCCGGGAGCTGCTGGCCCGCTACAGGTCGAGGGGGCTGCTCTGATGGCCCTCGACATCCGTACCATCCTGTCCGCGGTCGAGTCCCACGCGCTCGCGTCCGGGCACTTCGCCGAGGTGAACGGGCATGAGCCGAAGTCCCCACCCACGTCCGGGATCACCGCGGCAGTGTGGGTCGAGCAGATCGGGCCCGCGCGCGGCGCTTCGGGGCTCGACTCGACGACGGTCCGGCTCGCGCTGTACGTGCGCCTGTACTCCTCCCTCGTACAGCAGCCGGCCGACGCGATCGACCCGGACCTGATGACTGCCCTCGATGCGCTGATGGCCGCGTACTCCGGTGACTTCACCCTCGATGGCTTGGTGCGTGACGTCGACCTGCTGGGGCAGCACGGCGATCCGCTGTCGGCGCGGGCGGGCTATCTCGCAGAGTCCGGCGCCGAGTACCGCGTGCTCACGATCACCCTTCCTCTCATCGTGAACGATCTCTGGGACCAGGAGGCGTAGTGGCCAAATCCAGCGGGTTGGGCGACAACCTGTACGTGGCTGGGTTCGACGCGTCCGGCGACATCCAGCAGCTCAACAACATCAGCGGCGGCCCCGCTCTGCTGAACATGACCGGCATCAACAAGTCCGCCTACGAGCGGCAGGGCGGCCTGCGGTCCGGGCAGATCGAAATGACGACCTTCTTCAACACGGTGGCCGTCACCGGCGGGCTGCACGAGAAGCTGTCGGCGCTGCCCCGCACGGACGTGATCCTCACCTACTGCCGCGGCACCACGCTCGGCGATCCGGCAGCGTCCCTCGTCGGGAAGCAGGTCAACTACGACCCGCAGCGCGGCGACGACGGCATGCTCACGTTCGGGGTGTCGGCGCAGTCCAACGGCTACGGCATCGAGTGGGGCCGGCAGCTGACCGCCGGGATCCGCACGGATACGGCGGCCACGAACGGGACGTCGATCGACACGGTGGCGTCTGCTTCCTTCGGCGGCCAGGCGTACCTGCATGTCACGGACTTCAGTGGCACGGACGTGACCATCAAGATCCAGGACTCGGCGGACAACTCCAGCTTCACGGACGTCGCCAGTTTCGCCTTCACCCAGGTCACTGCCGAGCCTGCGTCGGAGCGCATCGCCCTGGGCAACACGGCGACGATCCGCCGGTACGTGCGCGCGGTGACGGTCACGACGGGCGGTTTCACCACGGTGTCGTTCTCCGTGAACATGATCAAGAACGAGATTGCGGGGGTGACGTTCTGATGGCCGCCCAGCCGAACCGGCCCACGCCGCTCATGGACCCGAGCCGGTACAAGACCTACGCGGTCGTCTCGCCGCTATCCACGCACTTCCGTAAGGCGACATGCGCTGAGACCGCCTGCCCGCACTACCTGAACGGCTGGGGTGTGCGGGTCGAGAACTGCACCCCGGACCTGCTGCACGCTGCGCGCACATCCGGCCGCCGCTACCGGGAACTGCACGTCGCGGAGGGCGAGAACTGGCTGGTGTTCGAGCCGGGCCAGGAGTGCTTCCGCGCCTCGACGCACTACCTCCGCGAGGAGCGGCCGCCGCTGTTCCTGGTCCGGGACGGCGACCACCGCGGCAACCCGCGCAGGACGAAGACCAGGCAGCACCTGAACCCGCAGACCTGGGTCGACGACTTTGCCGAGCATCAGCAGACGCTCGCGGACGAAATCAAGAAGGGGTGATCACTCATGGCGAAAAGCTCGGGCATCGGACAGACGACGCTCAGCGTCGATGACGCGACGGGTACCGCGAGGGCCATCAAGAACGACATCACGAACTGGCAGATGTCCACCCCCCGCGGGGTGCAGGACGTCACCGGCGTCGACAAGTCCGGCAACGAGCGCCTGCTGCTCCTCGCCGACGGATCGGTCACGCTCAACGGCGTCTTCAACGCCGCCACCAACCAGGCGCACGACGTCTTCAAGACCGTCTCCTCGACCAGCGTGCAGCGCACCGTCACGCACACCGTGAACGGCGTCACCCTCGCCATGGAGATGGTCGCCTCCGACTACGCCCTCACCCGAGGCGACGACGGCGCACTCACCTTCTCCGTGCCGCTCGCCCTCGCTGACGGCACGCCGCCGGCCTGGGCCTGAGGGGAGTACTCGCATGGGTTTCCGACCGAAGCGCAAGATCTACAAGCTGGACTTCAGCGGCACGGACTACGAGGGCCTCGAAGTGTCCATGCGTGGCCCGACCGTCGGCGAGGAACTGGAGATGGAATCACTCCAGGGCCAGGAGGGTGCCGGCCGCGAGGTGTTCCGGCTGATGACCGGTCTCCTCGTCGAGTGGAACGTCGAAGACGAACAGGGCCCGGTCCCCACGACGTTCGACGGAGTCTGCACCCAGGACTCCGCCATGATCACCGCGATCCTCAACGCCACCCGTGAAGCCGCAAGCGGGGTCCCCGACCCTTTGCCGAGCAGCTCGCTCTCTGGCGAGCCGTCCCTGGTGGAGTCCGTGCCGACGGCAGCCATGTCGGACCTCCCCCTGCCTTCCAGCGTGCCCGCCTGATCCTCGACCTCTGCACCCGCTTCAAATGCCTGCCCAGCCAGCTCTACGAGGAGCCCGCCGACCTCCTGCGCCTGATCACCATCGAGCGCCTCGGCACACCCGACGACATGGAAGGAGAGGCCCAGGGTGTCTGACGACGTCACCATCACCGTCCACGTCCGGGACCTCTCCGGCCCGGGCATGGCCTCCGTCAACCGCAACCTGCGCCAACTCCAGCACCAGGCCAACCAGATGGGCGGCAGCCTCCGCATCGTGGGCGGCCAGCTCGGCACCCTCACCACGGCCGCGAACAACGCCGGCAACGCGTTCGGCAGCGGCGGCGGGAGCTTGCGCGGCCAGCTGATCGGCGTCGGCGCCGCCATCGGCACGACGCTGCTCCCGACGATCGGCGCCCTCTCGCCGATGCTGTTCGGGCTGGCCGGCATCGGGGGCGCGGCGGCGCTGGCGATGAAGGACCTGAAGGAGGAGGCGAAGAAGCTCAAGCCCGAGTTCGAGGCCCTGCAGAAGACGGCATCGAAGGCTGTGATGCCCGGGGTGAAGCGGGCGATGGACGACGTCAAGGGCGCGATGAAGGGCCTGCACCCCGTCGTCAAGGAGGGCGGCAAGGCGTTCGGGGACATCGTCGAGAAGGCGGCGGCGTTCGCGAACAGCCCCGCGTTCAAGGCGAGCCTGCTGAAGAACGTGCAGATGGGGTCGGCATTCTTCTCGGACTTCACCGGCAGCCTGCTGACGTTCACGCAGGCGTTCATGGACTTCGGCACCAAGTCTCAGCCCAGCCTGGACGCGTTCCAGAACCTGTTCGGCGGACTCCTCGACACCGGCCTGCCGTCGATGTTCAAGGAGATGGAACAGGGCATCCAGGGCAGCAGCGACTTCCTGAACGGGCTGGCCACGTTCATCAACTCCAGCCTGCTCCCCTCGCTGGGCAAGATGGCGGGTGCGTGGGCGGAGACGTTCGGCCCGTTCTTCGAGCAGCTCCTCGTCACCGCGGGCGGGGCGCTGAACGCGTTCGCGACCGTGTTCTCGGCATCGTTGGAGGCGTCCGAGCCGCTGGTGTCGCTGTTCACGGATTCGCTGCGCGCGCTGAACGAGGTTGCCGCGATCGGGTTCTCCGTCCTCGGCAGCCTGGCGAAGGTGCTGGGTGAGGCACTGCTGGGAACGTTGCAGGCGTTGTCCGGCGACAACAGCATCGGCTCGCTCACCGACCAGTTCACCGGGTTCTCCGACTGGGTGCAGGACAACCAGACGGGTATCCGGCTGGCGTTCACGATGGTCGCGTCCGGCATCATCAGCATGCTCGACGCCGGCCTGCAGACCCTGCCGGTTCTGACTGGGCTGTTCAAGATGTTCGCGGAGATGAGCATCGCCTCCCTGGGTGCGTTCCTCACTGTCCTGTCGGCCACGTTCTCCGGGATCCCCGGCATGGGCGACTTCTTCAAGGGCCTGAAGACCGACTTCGACGAAGCCGCTGCGGGTTGGCTCGACAACCTCGACACGATGCAGCAGGGCGTCACGGACTTCGCGGCTGCGGCTGGCCCGAACCTGGACCGGGCGAAGCTCAGCCTGAACGTGGATCAGGCCCAGGCGAACCTGGATTCGATCAAGGAGCAGTTGCAGGACCCGGAGCTGACGAAGGAACGCAAGGCCGAGCTGACGGCGGACAAGGAGCAGGCCGAGGAGATGCTGCGGCTGGCCCGCGCAAGCCTGCGCCAGTTCGACCAGGACAAGGCGGAGTCCACCCTGTCCGCAGACCCGTCGCCGTTCTTCCGCGCAGTCGGCTCCGTGACCGGCACGAAGATCAACGGCAAGTCCGTGCGGGTCGCTGCGGACACGAGCCCGTTCCGGACCGCGGTGGGAGGTCTCGCGGGCCGGGTGCTCGGCACGTCGTACATCAACGTGGAGTACCGCAAGTCCGAGTCCAACCTGCAGAAGCCGTTCAAGAACGCCAACGGCAGCGTGATGCGGTTCTACGCCGACGGTGGCACGGAACAGCACGTCGCGCAGATCGCACCGGCCGGGTCGTGGCGGGTGTGGGGCGAGCCGGAGACGGGCGGGGAGGCGTACATCCCGCTGGCGCCGGCGAAGCGGGGCCGGTCGCGGGCGATCGCCGAAGAAACGGTCGGCATCCTCGGCGGCGAAGTGCAGTGGTTCGCCAAGGGCGGCATGTCGGACGCGATGAAGCAGGCGCGGTCGGCGCTGCGCGGCCAGTTCAACATCAGCACGTTCGGCAGGGCGGCGGGATACCAGCGCACCGGCTTCGAGAAGGCGCTGGGTGCGCCGTCGGATGTGGGCGCGCTGGTGACCTCGCTGAACGAGGCGGCGAAGAACATCAGGGCGGCGTTCTCGGGGAAGACCGAGTCCCGTCTGATGAAGCAGCTCGACGGGGTGGGCCGCTCGCTGATCAAGTACGAGAAGCAGCTCACCTCCGTGAACAAGGCGCTGGAGACGGCGAAGACCAAGCTCAGCGACCTCAAGACGAGCGCATCGCAGCTGTCGACGTCCGTGAGGGGCGGCGTGCTCCAGGCGTCGGACATCACCAGCGGCACCGCGGGCAAGAACGTCACCGTCGGCGGGATCCTCCAGGGGCTGACGGACAACCGGGACAAGGCCAGCGCGTTCGCGTCGGCACTGAAGCAGCTCCAGTCCAAGGGCCTGTCCGGGTCGCTGATCCAGCAGATCGCCGAGGCCGGCATCAACGGCGGCGGCCTGGAGACTGCGGGTGCACTGCTGTCGGCGGGCTCGAACGACATCTCCGCGATCAACTCGCTGCAGTCGCAGATCACATCGGCGGCCACAGCGGCGGGGAAGACGTCGGCGGATGCCGTCTATGGGGCGGCGATCAAGGCGCAGACCGCGGCCACCGCCCGGCTCCAGAAGTCGCAGGACAAGTTGGAAGCCACGATGGCCGGGCTCGCGAAGACGCTGGAGCGGGCGATCTCCCGGGCGATGGGCGGCAAGGCGTCCGGCGGGATCGTCGGCGCTGCGGCGTCGGGCGGGATCCGGGGCGGGCTGACGTGGGTAGGCGAGCACGAGCCGGAGCTGCTCCAGCTGCCGGTGGGCTCGCGGGTGTGGTCGGGTCCGGACTCCCGCAGGAAGGCCGCGGCGTGGGAGTCGATGTTGACCGCGCCTCGTCGGCCGGCTGCTGCTTCGGCGTCCGCGGGTGGGGGCGGGACTCAGACGGTGATCGTGCACCAGACGATCACGCTCGACGGGAAGGTCGTGGCCCGAGCGGTCTTCGAGCCGCTGAAGGAAGAGATCCGCGGGCGGGGCGGCAACGTGCAGAACGCCCTCGGACAACGGGAAAGGTAGGAGGCGGCTTTGCCGTACATCACATGGAACGGGCCATCGGCCACCACTGCCGCACAGCAGGCGGTCACGACGGGTACCGCGATCAAGACGATGCTGCAACTGGCCACCCCCGCAACGCGGATGATCCAGCTCCTGGAGTGGGGCTGGTCGTCGGACGACCCGCCCGGCGCCGACGGTGTCATCGAGCTGTTGCAGACGGACGTGGCGGCGACGGTGACCGCGCACGTTGCTGCGGGGGTACCGAACCTGGACCCCAACGGGCCTGCGTCGCTGCTGACGCTGGGCACGTCCGCGACCGGCTACACCGCGACCGCCGAGGGCAGCACAACGGCGAGCCGGGTGTTCGACGTCTGCTCACTCAGCTCGACGAGTGGAGAGTCCGGGCTGTCCTACGTCCGCCAGTGGATGCCGGACGCCCGCCCGATCATCCCGATCTCGAAGTTCCTGCGGGTGCGGGCGACTACGGCGACGACGGCGATCGACCTCCGCTGCTACGTGGTGTTCCAGGAGGTGGGCTGACCGGTGCCCGCTACCGCCCCTCTCTTCACGGCGTTTCGCCGCCGTCTGGCGCTCCTGCCCGGGCCCGCGCGCGCGGTCGGGGAGGCCAGCAACGGCGAGCCGGTCGTCATCGAGATGTGGGTGCGCGGCGAGTGGCTGGACATCACCTCGTACTGCATGGTCCGGGACGACAACGGCAAGGTGGAGATCACCAGCGGCATCCGGTCGGAGGGCGCCAGCGCCGAGTTCGCGGTGGCCCGCCTGCAACTGCGCAACGACGACGCCCGCTTCAGCCCCCGCAACCCCAGCGGTCCGTACTACGGGGCGATCGGCCGGAACACTCCGATGCGGATCAGCGTCCCGGACGGCGTCGGCGGCAAAGCGTATGTGATCTGGGGTGACGTCACCTCGTGGGCTCCGTCCTGGGACCGGTCCGGGAACGACGTGTGGGTGGACGTCACCGTGTCCGGCCCGATGTGGCGGCTTGCGCAGGCCCCGCCACCCCCGTACTCGGTGATGCGTACCGCGATCATGGAGCCGTTGTCGTCGAACTTGCGAGCGTACTGGCCGTTGGAGGATGCGACGGGCTCGACGACGCTGTCGTCGCCGCTGGTGTCCGGGTCGCCGATGACGTTCACCGGGACGCCGACGCTGGCGGGCTACGACGATTTCGCCGCGGCCGACCCGGTGGTCCTCATGGCGGGCAACGTCCTCACCGGCGGCGTCGCGAGGTACTCCGAGCCGACGATGACGCAGGTGCGTTTCATGGTGCGGATCCCGTCAGCCGGTCTGACCGACGGCAAGGTCATCTGCTCGATCGACCAGGAGGACACCGGCGGCACCCTGTTCTGGGAACTCTTCTACACCACGACCGGGACCACCCTGTATCTCCGTCAGTGCGACGGCGACGGCGCGCTCTTGGGCTTCGAGCTGGCGCACACGCTCGACGTCCGCGGCCGCCAGCTGTACGTCAGCATCGAGCTGCAGGACAGCGGAGGTGTCATCACCCGCGCGCTGCGCCTGTATGACCTGACCGAGCAGCGGTCGTATGACGTCTCGGACGGCGGCGCGGCAGGCGTTTCCCGTGTCACGCAGGTTTCGTTCGGGCCGGCGTCGCGGTCTGCGGTGGGGCCGATCGGTACGTCGGGGCTGACGGATGTGGCGATCGGCCATGTGACGGTCGAGGACACGATCACCCCGGTCACGCTCCTCGGCGTCCACCTCAACCCCGTGGGCGAGACTGCGGGGCGCCGGATTCAGCGGCTGTGCGCGGAGGAGGGCATCCCGTTCGAGTGGATCGGGGACCTGGACGACACGGTCGCGATGG